CTGCACGTTGCTGGTTTGAGAGACGATCCCGGCACGTACGGCCTCGCTGATCGGCTTATGCAACGCCGGCGGGTAACCGATCCAGATCTGCCGAAAGTACTCGTTCAGCGGCTCGTTGCCTTCATCAACAAAGTTGAAAAGAGCGGCAACCGCTGCGCCGATGTCGGTCGCGCAGTTGGCGGTTGAGGTACCGGCGCCCGTCAACAGGTTGCTTTGGGTCGCCGTCTGCTTACCGCGGGCCGCGTGGGTCGCGGTGAAAAACAGCGAGCCGTCATAGGCATATTTGGCCGTCCCTGCCGTCAACGCAGTAACCAGCAGGGCGTCAGGCTTCCGACGAGCCGCGAGGTCGCGGATCCGTTGACGCTGGCCGCCGGTCTTGCCATCGGCGAGATCGTCGCGGTTGAACATCAACGCGCCGGTGTACTTCTTGTTGAGGGCCTCATAACCAGCGCCCACTGCGGTGTTGTTGTCCTCGTCGATGCTCGCACCCTCGAGCATGTCACCATACTCGAGCTCGTCGACAAATTCGTCCAGCGGGGCAACTTCGCCCAACCAGGCGTAGTTTTCCCGATCGCTCTGGCTGTCGATCACGGTCGCGATCGAGTCCATATACGACGGGCCTCGAGGTTCCATTAGAGCCTCGATAAAGGTCCCTCTCACGTCCTTGCGCAATTGGGTCGGGAGATAAAGTGGATTTGCCATTGTACTTTTCCTTTCCTTCCTTTAGCTCGCCGGACCAGCGCAAACGCAGGTATCAGCAAGGGCAGATGAGCAGGCAACAAAAGCTGTGGTGCCGACATCGTAACCGATCACACAAGCACCGGTCCCGGCGCAGGTGGTCGAGCAAGCGGTGTTACCAGCGCTTGCGGCCTCCCACCCGATGGTGGCGCCAGACCCAAGAACCTGGAAGGTCCCATCAGTCTCGATGTTTAGGGTGGTAAAATCGACCTTGGTTACACCTGTGTCGCTCGTGATCTCAACGGTGTTCCCGGTACCGAAACCGAAAGAGATGTCCTCGGAGTTGTCACCGATTTGGATCTCGTTGTCGGTATCAGACGCGATGGTCTGGCCATTGGCCAAAGTCATCGTGGTGGACAATGCCCCAAAGTCGATCGCAACCACGCCAGTGTCAGAACTCAAGGTCAGGGTATCGGCGGCGCCAAAACCAAACGAGATGTCCTCAGAATTGTCACCGAACTGGATCTCGTTATCGGTATCGCTTACGATGGTCTGATCATTGGCTAGCGTGATCGTGGTACCAACCGCAGCCAGATCGATCGCGACGACTCCAGTGTCTGAGCTTAGATCGACAACATTGGATCCGGAAAAGCCAAAAGCAATGTCCTCCGAGTTGTCCCCGATTTGGATCTCGTTATCGGCATCGGAGACGATGGTTTGGCCGTTGGCCAAAGTCAGCGTAGTGCCTACCGTGCCGAAGTCCCACTGCACCACGCCGGTATCAGTGGTAAGCTCGATCTCGTTAGTTTTGAAGTCAAACGAAAAGTCCTCGCTGTTTTCGGTAAACTCGATCTCGGTATCAACGGCCTGACCGATGGTCGCGGCCTCGGCCAAGGTAAGGTCACCGGTCAAAGTAATCGGTTGGCTAATAGCCACGCGACCCTGATACACCGGGCTGACGTGGATCCAGGCCTCAGAGGCAGAGATATACTCAATCAGCAAGCCGGCAACCGGTTCGTTGGATCCAATCGTTTCGTCAACGGTCTGATCATCCTCTGCGTATACCATGACGCCAACATCATCCTGGCCAAGCGTGGTTCCGGCGAACTTAAACCAGCCCTCACGAGCACTGATGTAATAGGATCCAGAGGCCCCAGATGTAACGGTTGAGGTCGCAACGCCAACCACGCCGTTGTTGCTTGCGCTTGCCGCGGCGGGCTCAGCGGTCCCGCTACTATTGATCATGACCAGCCCGCCGGCGTAGATCGTGGTGCTAGCCTTCATCAGGTAGCGCTTGACCGGACCGGCGTTTTTGGTCGAGGTGTAGCGAGCCGCACTGAGTGCGGTTGCCTGCGCGTTGGCTGCGAATACCAGCACAAGCGCGAGAGCGAAAACGCCCAAAAGGCGATTGATGGTTTTCATCTTGCTTTCCTTTCCTCAGTTGAGGCCCAGAACCTTGTCAAGGTCCTCTTTGGCGATCTCGCGGCCGTCGTACAGCACCACAGTCCCGTCGAATTTCACGTAATCGACATGCTCGCCGTACGCGTCTAGCTTGCGGTGATGCGGAATTGACACGCCCATAGCCTTGGCCAGCGCGCGCTCTCCCTCGTCCGCCACATATTGCTTGGCGGCGTCGGTTGCTTTTTGGGTGTCAACCGAGATTCGATCGGTACGGGTTACCACTGGCAACGCTTGCAAGTACTCCTCGAAGTCCGCGGAGCTCATTTGCCCACCCAGTTTCTCGATCGCGGCCTTGGCAGCGGGTGCAACCCGATCCTCGAATCGAGCTAAAAGACTCTGCATCTGCTGTGCCTTCAGCTCAGCAATAACTGCACGGGTGGCCTCGGCCTCGGCCTTAGCCCTTTCGGCCTCGGCGCGAGCTTGTTCTAGCTCGGCCCGCAATTCCTGATCCGCCGCCGGGTTGGCGGTCGGCACGTCTGCCTTTTTGTCCAGCATGACGCTATCCTTTCCTTTGCCCACCGGGGGCGTTTGTTTTTCAACCACGGTCGAGCCAATCCCGGCCGTAGCGGTTTCGCGAATAGTGTCGATCAAACCAAGCTGGCGAGCTTCCTCGCCTAACCAAACCTGGCCCGTTGCAACTTGCTTGACTTGAGCTTGCTCGAGCCCTCGACCGCGAGAAACGGCCGCGTTGAAAAGCTCGGCATAGTCCAAAATATTACGCTTGATGTCGGCTAGCTGCGCATCGGTTACGGGAGCCCCCTCTACCCCAACGCCCTTTAGCTCGTGCGAGCTCACAACGTGAGTTTTGATTAATCGTCAACCACGGTATAGACGCCGATCGAACCTACCGCGCCGGCCGCATTAGACTCAATTTTGTCTGTTTGAGATGCGAGCCAATAGGCGGCTGACGCGGCTAGGTCCTCAATGCTCGCGTTTAGAGGCTTTTGCCCGCGAGCGTTGAAAATTTTGTCGGCTAACTCTTGCACTCCCGCAACAGTCCCGCCGGGGGAGTCCACGTCGAGTGTGATTTCGTCAACATCATCATCAGCGAGCGCCCGATCGAGCGCGGCGCCGGTGTCTTTTGTCGAGGTCGCGTCAACGCCGAAAAAACGAAACACACAAGGAACGTCTTTGAGAATTACACCCTTGATCGGGATATGCGCAACACCATCGGCGACCGAATAACCGGGGCCTTCGGCGCCTGGCATCTCTTTCGCCGCCTTGATCGTTTGATGATCGACCATGGGAGCAAACTCGACAAGATCAGTAACAAAAGCGCGCAAGCGAGCTGGCTCCATTGCCCAAGCTTCCGCGAGGAGGTTGGCAACAAACGTTTTAGGCTTCAAGTTCATAATCGTCTGACTCCTCCTCCTCGAGGGGCGGCGGTTCTGATTCTGGTTGTGGCTCTGGCGGCTCTGGCTCGAGCAAGGCGACTTGTGCGTTTTTGCGGCGGGCCGTGTTTGGATCGCGGGCGCCTACTTGGAAAATATCCCGCACTTCATCCTCGAGCGGATCGTCAGGCGTTACGATCCCAACGTTAGTTGCGTTGATTAGTTGCGGCATAACCTCGGCCCAGTCTCGTGTAGGTAGGTTGCGCGCTTCGAGCTTGGGTAGCTGGACCGGTCCACCATAGTTGAGCTCGAGCAATCGGCGCACGGGTGACCAACCATCACAACCAAGCAAGATCGAGTTGGCGACAAACTTCGAGTGCCCAACCGTGCTCAGATGGTACTGGCTCTTTTGCGTAAAGCTCAGCCCGTAGCTGCCAGAGCCCCCGGTGAGCCCGAGGAGCATGAAACCGCACGAGACGTTGTGAGCGATTGCAATGTCGCAACGAGCGATCGCGGCATCGGTATCGGTACCGGTTCCCTTGTTACCTGTGTCCCAGGAAAAGGTCCAGCCGCTTGGAAACACAACGTAGCCGCGGGCATTCGTCCGCATCTGCTCAAGGGCTCGCTCTGCCGCGTCGATATCGGCATCGGTCGCGTCCTCCGATGCGATAGCGTAAGGTGTCCCTACTCCTCGGCGCTCGTGTTTGACCCCATCGATCGACATAAAGGCGCATTTTGCTTTCCATGCGCCATATGCCGACCGCAGCAGGGCAAAGCCAGCAAAATAGGATCCCTCCTGATCAAGGGTCAGTCTCAAGATCCTATCGGCTGGTATGTCGCGATAACCGACGCCCTCAACATCGGAATAGGGTTGCCACTGTGAAACGTGATCAAGTTGCAGCGAGTCGGTTTTGCTTGGGTGCCAGCGCTCGATCGTGTTGCCGGGGATCTGGTGCATTCCACTGATCACGATCCCGCGTCCTCGCCCCGGATGAAGCGGAAAACGCTCCGATGGAATGTCGTCGTAATCATCCGTGACCTCCGACAACGAAAAACCATCGCGGCAATAGTCCTTGACGACCCGCTTTAGAATTTGATCCCACGGTAGCCGATCAAAAAACACCCAATTGCAAAAGTCGGCCTGCTCAACGTGCAACGGGTTGTCTTTGGTCGCTGGTTTGAAACACCAGGTTGCAGCGCGAAGCGGGTCGGTCACGTAGGCGAGCGACTGCCTAACGTGGGCGTCGCGCATCATCTTGCCGGCCTTGCCAAGCTCTCCCATCGAGCCATACCAGTTTTGTCCCTCGCATTCGGTGTTTGTCTCACTGTCGTCGAGGTAGCCAGCGGAATTGGCAGTACCCGATCCACCTATTCGAATTGATCGGGCATCATTTTCCTGCCGTGACAGTTTTGGAGGAGTGCCCCCGAGATTACCGAGATAAGGACGCGGACCAAGGCCGGCAACGCCGGCGATATAAGGCAACAGACCTAAGCCAAATTCCATAAGTAGGTTAGTTGTGCAAAATTTTAGAGATTATTGCACTGGTCCAATTGGTCTAATTGGTCTGTTATTTTCAGTTGTGGTTTGATTACAACTAGTTAGGAATCAACTTTTTCGTGATTTTCTGCCAATTTCCTCACTTCTGACAGCAACAACCAATAGCGCCCGCCCGCATCAACGCGGACATATCGTAGCTTGGAGCCCTCGCCGCGTCTCACCGCGCGATACCAAGCGCGAACGGTTTTGACATTGACTCCTAGGATCTGTGCCGCTTTGGGTGGGCTTATCTCGTGCACGCGTCCGGCCATTAGCATGGTCCCTCCTAAAAACTATCGGGCGACCATCGGACGCCGTCAACGGTAAAGGTCAATGGCTTAGGTCGCGCAACCCTAGCCGTTTTGTTACGCCGCTCCTCGAGCTCGGCCATCGAGGATCGGGACGCGGCACGGAATTGTAACAAGCTGATCCGATACATCGCACAAGCGATCCCCTCAGTAATATCCTTGTGCGAGTCGCCGCGATTGCGGTCCACAACGTTACGATTGCGATCGCGTTTGACGCCTTTCAACTCGCGTTTGAATTCTGGATCATCCTGTGATCGGAAGGTCTGTTTTAGGATCCGCGCTTCGAGCTGATCCCACCCCGCTTGTGATTCTGCCTTGCCACCTTTCCAGGTTGCGACCTTTTGACGCCAGCGATCCTTACCGTTTTTAAGCGCTCGCATCATCAACACCGGCCAAAGCGCTTTGGTATCTTTTTTCTGAGCGCCGATCTTTGCGTCAACTTCGAAGATCTCGAGGTTGGGGTAAAGCGGCAACAGGGTTTGCACGTATTTTTGCACATCATCCGGGTTGATCACGGCAGGCTTTAACTTTTTGGGGTCCCAATATTTGAGATGTGACAGATAGACGTTTTCCCATGGCTCAGAGGATAGCTCCTCGTCATCGGCAATAATCACAAGCGAGGTTTTGTCGCCGGTTGTGCTCGTGTCGAGAAACCCCACGCACCGGTTACCGCTTCCTTGTTCGTTTCTCAGGTTACGATCACAAATCCGTTTCACGTCCGCCGCCGTTACCACGTCCTCCCCCCTCCTGAGTCGTTCGCCGCCAGCCTCAATACCCGCAAATGCCTTGGTTGAGTCAAGCGCGCCGAAAACCTCCTCAGTCATCTCGACCATTTTTTTAGAGATCGACGGGTTGAGGTTTTCGGTTGACGAAAACACGTGCACGTTAGGATGTGGCTCTTTCTTGTGATGGTCCACAAACTCGAAGAACCAATCCTTTTCGTTGTCGTGTTGCTCGCCCGCAGAACTCAACAACAGCGCCTTGCCATACCATGGGACTGTTTTCTTTTTGCACACGCCGCAAACACGCGGGGCCTCGTCATCCTCAACGCCCTCGTGTGTCCTGATATGGTGATCAGGGCATTGCCAACCGCCACGAGCGAATAGGGTGGCGATCATCGCAACCGCAATATCGGGAGGGACAATTCTGCACTCATCAACGATCACCATTGTGCGAGTATCACCCACTGAGCTGATCGCGGTTGGCAAGATCTCGATGTCGCTACCGGTGCCGGGAAACGTGATCGCGGTCCCTTGCTGAATACAGTTTTCAGTCAGAGCCGCGCTTTGCTTAATCGTGCGCCGGTAATTCTTGTTGTAAAGGCGCGCAACCTGGTCCTCACTACCGGCAAGGAGGGCTATCGACTCGCTTTCATCCAGAAACCCGCGGGACAAAGCAAGCGCGGCGGTATTGAAAGTTTTGCCCTGTTGCCTTTTTAGCTCAACGGCCGCTATCAAGATCGGCTCAGAGGTTAGCCCATCGCACTTGGTTTTCTTGTGCGCTTTAGTTCTGGTCTTGTCTGACTCGTGAAAGTCCTCAACGATGGTGTTGGCTCGAGCGCTGCACTTTTTGCAAAGCCTATCCGAGTTGACCGGCCAGAGCTTCCAACCATCGAGCGGGCGCCAGAGTTGGTCCACAACCCAGGCACGGCCTTTCAAAGAGAAGCGCTTGCCGTCGGGCGCCCTGATGTGTTTCTCGGCAAATTCTATTTTGCGAGCGAGGGATGGCATCAATCAGTTACCGGCCCCGCCTCCTGCTCCTCGCCTTGCTGGATCGGTTCTGGCTCGGCCTCAACCGTTTGGATAGAGTGAGCGCAATTCGCGCAAATGACAAACAGGGTAATGATTAGGTAACGCATTTTTTTAATCTCCTTGTCTTAGCTCCGTTATCACAAACCACGCATAACCGACCCCACCACCTGCCACGATAGCACCACCAACGTGGGACCCGCTGTAAATAATCAGAGCGCCGCCGATCACCATCCCCGCCGCAGCAATTAGCTTTGATGCCATCACAGTCTAGTTTCCTTTTTCGGTTTCGGTTTCTTGGCCTCGAGCGAGGCAAGCGCCTTGTCGTATTGGGCGTGAGCCGACGCAAGAGCTCTGTTCTCCTCGCCGGTCCGCACATCGATCGAGTCGAGGTATCGCGCCATACGGTCGGCCTCGACGGCGCGGCGCGCGATCGTCTCGCTCGCCACGTCAAACTCTAGATTGGACGTCTCCAACAGCCGCTGATACAGCGCCCAGTCACCAGGCGACCATTCCCCCGTGACCTTTTCGTTTTTCGGCTTGTTCGGCTTGCGCTTACCTCTTCTGTCGTTTTTGCTTACCATTTTACTAATTCCCCATCTACTTGATTTTTTTGCGAAAAGACGTGGCCCGTCGCGGGGGCCCTTTTTTATGATTTTGGCCCACCCACATCGCGATCAAAAACTGGAAGGGCCCCCTCCTCGTTCGTCCGCACCCTGCCACACCTGCCACAGGTCCACCGGCCAAGGTTGATACTGTAACTATATGCGTGTACACACGTACACCTTGTGCCACGCCCAAAGGTTTTGTCCCAACCTTTGCGATACTCATCTGTTGTTGGCCTCGTTGTTATCATCACTCATCTATTGGTTAGGCGCTCGCCCCGCAATGCGTCACGCATCGCAGCGTTGGGAAACTGTGTTGCTTGTGCAATGACTGGTGCCGACATATCGTAACGCTGGCCACACCTGGCACACCTACCCTTGATTGGTTGCCCACTGTCAACAGCAACAGCAAGAGCAGGAGGCAAGGGCTCCATGCCTTTGTGCCCACACTTCACACAGTGCATCTGCACAAACTTAACAATCTGATTGGTAAACCGCACAATCAAATTGATAGGCGGGGCATCTGCGTTGGGTGGTGTTGCCTTATCGTCTGCCATTGATCACTGCCTCTTCACAATCCCTGCACTTGATAGGCCGCTCGCCTCGGTACATCTCGCGCACGCTACCCTTGCCAACCTCACGACCACACAACGTTACCATATTACCCAGCAGGTCAACCCGCCTTGTCTCCAGTAGGTGAGCCTTTGGTCCCGCTGTACTCGTGTGGATCAGCCAGTGCATTAGTCGCCCTGTGGTTGTGGGTCCGTGCCAATATCAATAATTGGTGGTTCCTCACCGCCCGTGATTGTTTCTTCTGCATCTTTGGGCACGCTCTGAGCCAATGCCGCCAACTTCTCTTTACAATTGGCGTCCGCTTGCTTGGCCACGTCCTTTGTGTACTTGACCACGTTGGCCTTGCATGCCTCTACCGTGAGTTTCCCCTTGCAGTCCTGCTGTTGTTGTTGTGGTTTGAAAGTGTTGGTCAGATACACCCCTGCCAATAGTCCGAGCACTAACGCCGCCCCTGCGATCAATCCTGTGTACTGTTGCATTGCTGTCTATCCTGTGTAGCCGACCAATCAATAGTCGGGTTGAGTGCTATCCGTAACCATGCCCCCAAGATCTGGAGGGACATCGAGAGCTCGAATGGTATTGGTTTGATGGTTACCAAGGCAGCGTCTCCTCCAACCAACCAATCGCCTCCTTGGCACCATGAGCAACACAGCAATCAAAACCCTCAGCCGCAAGGTGGGCCAAGGAGACCTCTTGCTCTTTTGTGGGCCGTGCTTTTGGGTCTCGCGACTTCATCTCGAGCGCCAATTTACACCCCCGGTCTACAATCAGCAAATCAGGGACACCTGGCCGCAATCCCTCCCGCTTCATTTTGCTGGCCTCCCTGGCCCCCATCTTGGCCCCGTTCGGGACCGCAAAAAACCAGATGTGCCTTGCTCGTAGCCAGGCGGCGACGGCTACCTGCTCGGCATGCTCGGATGGGGTTTTAGGCATCATCCAACACGTCTGGTTGCTGTTGCCGCTCGTATCGCTCGAGCCCGGCCTCGACCAACAGCCTCAGGACGTGAGCCCGATTAGGCTTGCCGTAGGGGTCCCGTACGGTCCGCGTCAGTGCCTCTACTCGGTCCGCAAATTGGCGGTCTACCGAGATCGAGAGTGTAACGTTTTTATGCATTGTCGGTAGAAATAACAAAACAATAGCTAAAGTCAACCTTTCTTTTACTTATGATGTCGTTTTGACGTTTTTTGATGTTTGTTGACGATTATTGACAGATTGATTAGATAAGTAGTTAATAATACACATAATATATTGTACTTCATATAATCAATCTCTTTCTCCGTCTCTATCTCTCAAATATATATTTTTCTCTTTGTGAATCTGTGAAAATATCTATGTGCGCTTGACGTTGATGGATAGGGTCTAAGTTATTGTTATTGTTCGATTCATCTGTCAATTGACACGTTTTTGACGTTGACGTTTGGCGGGTCAGGTGTCTGTTGTTTGGAGACAGTGACAAAAATTGTCACATCGACCGTTGCAAATTGCAACAGTAAAAAAAGCACCCTGCAGGGTCGATTTTCCTTGCATCGCACCCTAGGGGGTGTATAATAAAAATATGGACAGCACAATGAAGCCAAAACTAAGCGCGGTGAAAGACGTTGTTGGGGGCAAACCGGTCGTTATGTTGTTTGTCGAGATGCCCGGTGATTACCCTATTCCAGCCAACGTTAAGGATCTGTTGGTCGGGTTGGGGTACAAGATGATCAGCCCAAGCCAATACCGGGTAATTTGCCACAACAGAGATGAGTTAGAGACGGCGAGGAACCCACTGAAAGGCAAGGTGGAATAACACGGTAACTCCAAGGCCGGCCCTCCTCTTGAGGACCGCCCTAAGAGCAATCGTGCTCTAACAGTAGAGGGGAAAATGACCAGGGAAGAGTTGAAAAGACGAATCAAAAAAGCACCGAACGTGTACGGGAAGGTAATTATTTCGGAAGACGACACGGCAATGATGCCGCTAGTCAAGCGGGCGGTTTACGCCTTGATTGATGAAATGGATGACGATGGTGTTAGACAACTAGCTGTGAACATTCATTTTCCCGCAGTACTACAAAGCGCCAAAGCGGAGGGGAAAGAGTCATGAAAAAAATAATCAAAGGAAAACGCTACGATACCGAGACCGCGACCTCGGTCGCCCACTATGATAACGGCCTAGGCCATCGCGACTTCCGAAACGTCTCAGAGACGCTCTACCGCACCCCACGCGGCAAGTGGTTCCTGGTGGGGGAGGGTGGGGCCATGACCCAATGGGGTAAACACTTTGGAGACGGCTCCCGATGCGGGGGTGAGGGGTTGCGACCATTGACCGAGGACCAAGCCCAAGAGTGGCTCGAATACCACGAGTATTCCGAAGAGATTGAGCTCTACTTCGCTGACTCGATCGAGGATGCGTGACCCAATAGTCTGTTAGCCCTATCCAAGTGCATAGCAACCCACATTAGACGCCACAGCTTGCCCTGTACTGACTTGGCCTTTTTGCAGTGGTTCAAGTGTATCTTTGCTGTTCTAATATGGCCTTTTGCTGTTGTTGGTTGTTTCATCACACCACCGAATACGTTGTAGGCTTCCCCACGCTAACCGTTATCCGCCCCGATTCCTCGAGTGTGTTGATAATATCCTGCCGGGTAAACCGAGTGAGCCATTGGGTCTTGCGGGATAAGTCCTTTTTTGCCATTGGCGACCCGTCGCGAATGATTGAATAGACCCGATTGCACGCGACCTCTTGTTTGTTCTCTGCGACCTGATCCCCAACCCTGGCCAAAAAGTTTTCAGTCAAAAGCAACGCCAAATCACAGCCCCATTGGGCATCTGCCTCGGTAATCTCTGGCTCCTCCTTGATCCCGCAAGCCCGAATCAGAGCGAGCTTCTGGGCCGTGGCCGCTACCCGCGTGTAGGGCCCGGGATCGTCGCCAACCTTGCGAATAGCGATCCTTTTCTCCCGCATTCGAGCGCTCAGATCGTCAAATACAGCCCAACCCCGTTTGGTGGCGTTGACCACAAGCGGATCGGGTCTGAGGGCCTCTAGATCCTTGTCCGTGTAGGGGTTGATTGGAGCCTTGACCCAACGGGTGAAACCATCGATCAGGTTTTGCGGTACCGCCCTCGCCTCCTTGTCTGGCGACTGCTCGAGCGGCTCGGGATTCTGGCTCTCAAACACCAAAAGACGGGACAGGAAGCCATCAGAGGCGTGTTCTTTGGTTAGGCTCGTGTAGAGGTTGCTCGGGACTGTTGTCCCATAAATCGACAAACATGGTTGTTCGATCGTGTTTTCCCCTTCGTTGCGTTTGCTGTCGGCAAAGGTCCGCCGTTTGAAAAACGATTGGCTCTCCTCGTACATATTGAGCAACATCCTCAACGTTGCCTGGATGTAAGCCGGGCTCTTTTCTGATTTGATCGCGGCCAAGAAAAGGCCCATCTCGTCTATCAGATAGAGGCAAGCGGGCGACTGTAAGACGGCCGTCTCGACCGCCGAGTCACTCGCGAACGATGTGCCGATCATGTCCTCGCCACCTATCTCGTAATAGAGGGATCGGAGGGCCTGACGCGCTCGTTCCTTCCCGCAACCCGTTTCCCCAACGCCAAGAATATACACGTTTGGCCGTAGCCCCGTTTTGGTCTGCACCTTACGGCCGAGCACGGTCGAAACGGCCGCGATCGATGCGCCTAGGGCGAGGATCGGTTGTGGTTTGATAGAGCTCCGATTGATCCATTCGGCGAGCTCACCTACGAGCCCGGGTACCCGCAATAGATCCTCGATGCCTGGGGTGGTCGGCTCGCTTCTGGCCTGGGCCATGATGCCGGATAGGTCAACCTCAGGGATCTCGACTCGTTGGCCAAACCCCTGTAGCGCCAACTCACGAGATGCCTCCTTGAAGTCGCCGCCATGGTTCAGCAAGGTGTAGGCCGAAAACTTGTTGTAGCCTCGTTCTGACTCAAAACAGGTTGAGGTTGAGAAAACGTACAACAGATCAGACCCGGCGTGGTTGGTAGTGGCAGAGATACCGAGTTTTTTCCCTGGCCGCCTCCAAGAAACGACACCCAGGCGCGAGCTGACCTTGGCCCACCCATGAGGGATAAGAATATCATCCCAGGATGCTTTGCTGTTGTATTCGTCTCCTGGCCTACCGCCTGGCAAAGAGCAGCCAATAAACTGATCAGAAGGCGCGATCGTTTCATCCAACATCTTGGCAATGTCGTGTAACGCTTGCCGCTCCGCTGGCGTAATGGTCACAATCGTATCGGGTCCACCGGTCTCTAGGGTGTACTCGCCCTTGGCGTTGACCGATCCATGGGATGGCGCTACGATGATAAAGCCGCCTTCCCCCCTTGTCTCGATTAGCGCCTTTTTGTTGGCACCCTTGGCCAGTTTTTTGTTGCCCTCAATCTCGGCGCACCGATAGGCAAGATGCGCGCCGTTGGGGGTGTGCTCAAAATAACCATTCCTGACTTTGGTTAGTAACGGCTCGAGACCGGCGTCGATACAAAGAGCCTTGTACTCTGCCCAGGCTGATCGATCATCAAAGTCGATTACCTCTAGCCCGCCGGATACCTGGCCGGTTACCCACCCAACACCGGTCCGGCCGTTGGAGTACCAGCGGTTAATCTGATCTTGGTCTGCGGCTTGCCGTTGGTATTGTGTCCAGGTTGCCGCGTCCGGCCTTTTTGTTCCGTCTTGTGCAGGTGGCAAAACAGAGATGCCTGCTACTTGTGCGGTGATGGCCGCTTCGTGGGGTGTCATCCCACGATCTCTTTTTGCGATACGTGCAACGTTTTAGCAAGCGCCTTAATGTGATCGTCTGGCATGTTCCATTGCCCGGATACGTAACGACTAATAACGGACGGGTCAACACCCAGTTGATCGGCCAGCCACACTTGCTTGATTCCGCGGTCGGTTAATATTTTTTTGAGCTTTGTCATGCAATATCTATTGACACAAAACCTTGTGCGTGTAAAGTACGAACTCGCTAACCAAGTAAGAAAGGAAAAAAGGAATGAAAGAACTAATCAAAGAATATTTGCAGCTGAAAACGGCCGAGGAAGAGGTCAAGCGCTTGCGCGTCGAGGCTGGCCGCAAGATCGCCGAAAAGCTCGATCACCCCGAGGAGGGGCAGAAAACCCACAAGGTTGACGATTACAAAGTAACCGTCAAGGGTGTGATCAACTACAAGGTTGACTGGGATCGGTTCGATCTCGCTATGCGTGGGTCAGACAATCCAGCCCCGACCGTGATCAAGCGCTCATTGGATGTCAAGGGCCTGAAGTGGTACCAAGAAAACGACAACGATCGTTACCGCCACTTGCTCGAGGCGATCACCACCACCCCCGGTAACCCGCAAATCACCCTATCATCAATCCGACCGACCAAACGAGACACACCGTCGAGGATCCTGGTTTACGGCCCACACAAGATCGGCAAGAGTACTTTTGCGAGCCAGGCCCCAGGGGCGATTTTCATCCCAACGGAGGACGGGCAAGACGCGATCGAGTCGCAGGCGTTCCCATTGTGCGAGTCATGGGATGATCTCATGGGAGCGATCAATACCCTTTATAGTGAGGACCACGATTTCCGTACCGCGATCCTCGACTCGGCAGATTGGGCCGAGGCGCTCGCCTACAAAAAGGTCGTTGCCGACACCGACAAGCCGAAAGTCAAATCGATCGAGGATATCGGCTATGGAAAGGGGTACACCTTCGCAGCCGATCTCTATCGCGAATTGCTAGACGGCCTCAACGCATTGCGGACTCATCGACAAATGCAAATCGTGATCATTTGTCACGCAGAGATCCGCCGCTTCGATGATCCGATGGCCGACAGTTACGACCGATATCAAATCAAGCTCCACAAGTTGGTCAACAAAATGGTTCAAGAATGGTGCGACGTGATTGGATTCGCGCAACAAGACTCGACCACAAAAACCGACGATGTGGGGTTTGACAAGAAACGGACTAGGGCAATTGATATCGATCGACGAGTGTTGCGCTTGCAAGGTAGCGCGGCGTTTGACGCAGGAAACAGATACGATCTCCCGGCAACAATCCCGTTGATCTGGAGTGAGTTTGAAAAAGCACTAACAGAAGCAAAGAAAGGAAGTTAAGAAAATGGCAAATTTAGATGGTTTTGACGCGAGTCAGGTTGATCCTGATGTTGGTTTTGAGCCGTTGCCAAAAAACGACTATGAGGCAATCCTAACCGAGTCAATGTACAAGGACACCAAAAGTGGCAACGGCCGCTACCTCCAGTTGACTTGGGAGATCATTACCGGGGAGTACAAAAAACGGATCATCTTCGATCGCCTCAATCTCGATAACCCCAACAAAACAGCGGTCAAGATTGCGCAAGCTCGCTTGTCGGCAATCTGTCACGCTGTGGGGATCCTGCGACCAAAGGATAGCGCCGAGCTCCACAACAAGCCGGTTATTGTCTCCGTCGGGCTCGAGGAGCGAGACGATCGACCCGGCGAGTATTCCAACAACGTGACCGGGTATAAGGGTGTTGGCGACGCGCCAAAAGCGACAACTGAGGCGACCGCAATACCCGAGGACAAGGCGCTACCGCCTTGGAAAAGAAAATAAAATGGCAACGTTGTCGAACCCAACGATCGACGCGATCTATTCGTCGTACGAAAAAGAACAGAAAGGACATCGGGGGTACCTCGGTGCCTCCGAAATTGGTGAAGAGTGCAGACGAATGCTCTGGTACCGATTCCGTTGGGTTCGGCAACCCCATTTCCCCGGTTGTATCCTGCGCCTGTTTGAGACGGGACAAAACGAGGAAGCCAGGATCATTCACAATTTGAGAAAGATCGGCGTCCAGGTAGAGGGCCAGCAAGAAGAGTGGACCGCCGTCGATGGCCATTTCAAACTACACGTTGATGGTATCGTTTTGGGCCTGCTGGAATCACCAAAGACCTGGCACGTGATGGAGATCAAAACCAGCAACCGGAAGTACTTTGCCGAGCTAGAAAAGAAAGGCGTCGAAGAGTGCAAGCCAGTCCACTATGCTCAGATGCAGATGGGCATGGGGCTAGCCGAGCTAACGCGGGCCGTCTACATTGTCCAAAACAAAGATACGGATGATCTGTACTTGGAGCGGATCAAATTTGTCAAAGCGGACTACGAGGGGTTGCTGCGAAAGGCCGCTTCGATCGTTTATGCCGAGTCACCGCCAGAGCGGATTGGAAAAGACGCCAGCTTTTACAAGTGCAAATGGTGCGACTTTTCGAATCTGTGTCATGGGGCCAATTGGTGGCCCGATGCCAACTGCAGAACATGCAGTCACGTAACACCAGTGACTGGCGGCAAATGGTCTTGCGCTCGAGGGCTCGTGGTTGATCGCCCGGTTTGCGCCGAGCACCTTTTTTTGCCGCCAATGATCCATTGGGCCGAACCGATCGCGGGAGACGAAACACATGTTGAATACCAGGCGGACGGTTACAGGTTTGTTAACGTTGCCGCTACTGGGTTCCCAGCGAAAGAGGTTGATCACTATTCGAGCAGGGAGTTGAGACGTGGGTAGAATCTACAAATCACCATGCGGGCGGATCGAGCTGAGAGAGGGGAAGTGGCAGGACGTGCTGCGGGACGTAGATCGGGTTGACGCTGTGATAACTGATCCGCCGTATGGGGAGAGGACGCACAGGGGGCATGCAAAAGGAACCGGCGAGCTTAATGCCCATGGGAAATATGTAAGGAAGGATATAAGTTACAAACCTTTTTCTGTGTTTGATGTGGAAAGGTTTTGTGAATACTGGTCTCCACTATGCCGTGGATGGTTTTGTGTATTTACGGACCACGATCTGTATCCGATATTCAGATCAAATCTAGAGGCTATGGGTAGATACTCATTTAACCCTCTTCCGATCGTCAGGATAGGGGGAAGATTCCGTATGATGGGTGATGGCCCCTCATCTTGGACAGTATGGCTGTCTGTGTCCAGGCCACGTGATCGTGAGTATGGGACATGGGGCTGTCTACCTGGTGCATATGTTTTCAAGGGGGCGGTTGCTGGTTCGCCTGTCGCCGGCGCAAAGAGCATTGATGAATCATCGGCAATCATCCGCGACTACTCCCGCCCCAACGATCTCATCTGTGACCCCTGCGCCGGATCTGGAACCACGTTGCTGGCCGCTGCGATCGAGGGCAGGCGCGCAATTGGGGCAGAGATGGATCCGAAAACCTACGAGCTAGCGGTTAAGCGGCTCAAGAAAGGTTACACTCCGAGTTTATTCTAAATGGCAATAGCGATCACAGGAATTTGCCCGCAATGTGGTGGGATGTTGAGGGTCAAAAGGAGGCGGGCGGATAATGCTCGTTTTATATCGTGTGCCAGATACCCAAGTTGTCATTATGCAACTGATTACGATTGGGCGACACAATCGCTCAATGCAAATCAGGTTGACTTTTCTCCAATGATTAAAGATCTGATTTTCAAATATCATCCTGATAGGAGATCTGAAAACGTGGATCCTTCCGAAATAACCGCGGATCTCAACAATGTATTTGCAGAAATGAAAAAAGCGAAATGAAATACGACGAAAACGAATTGCCATTTTGGGAAAAGGACCGTGGTGGCGGTCCGATTTCAGATTCGCTCAAATCGAAAAAAAGATCAAAGGAATGGTGCGATTATCAAGATCTGATCCAAAGAATATGGGTATTAAATCAGGAACTAAAATTTGTTTGGCGCCTCGATCAGGAACAGGTTCTTAATCGTGAAAAAGAAAGAAAATTGTTGATCATGAAAAAAGAGGAATACGAAAAAAGGAACCAATATAGATATAGAGCCGCGAAAAGAGATCTTGAGTCAGAGTCGGCTGTCAGGATCAATGGGTTTGATAGCAATGGAAACAGGCATATTCCGCCGGTCAAACCAAGATCCTAAATGTATACCATCAGGCCATACCAGCAAGCCGCTGTTGACTCACTTTTTGAGTACTTCGCCACCAATAATGGCAACCCGATCCTTGCGCTCCCAACCGCAGCGGGCAAGTCGATCATCCAGGCCGCTTTCATTCAAGAGACACTCAAGCGCTGGCCTGGTGAGCAGTTCCTTCTACTCTCCCACGTCAAGGAGATCTCGCGGCCTTGATGCCTGACGTATCGGTTGGGATTTTTAGCGCTGGCCTTGGGAAAAAAGAGCTCGGCTATCAGGTAACGATCGCGGGGGTGCAGTCAATCTACAAACGGGCGCACGAGGTAGGGGACATCTCGATCGTGATCGTTGACGAATGCCATCTAGTAAGCAAGACAGACGATACAATGTATCAGCATTTTTTGAGGCAACTGCAAAAGATCTGTCCCACCGTCAAAATCATAGGGTTGTCAGCAACCCCTTACCGGCTCGATAGCGGCCCGTTGACCAAGGGGGACAATCGGATCTTTACAGATATCGCCTATCACATAACGATCAAGGACCTGATCGATCAAGGTTACCTGTCTCCA